GCCTTTGCAGCACTTGATCCTGACAAGCTCCAGAGTGTCTTCACCAAGTCACTCAGAGCTGCAGGCAACACCATTGCAACTGAGATGCGCAAGCTGGCTCCCATAGGAGAGACAGGATCATTGAAGAGGAGCATCATTGTCAAGGTGCACAGGGTCTCCAATACAGCCACAGGCAAAGGCAACGTGCATGCCAGGGTCAGGATTGGACCGTCAGCTGAGAAGGGCCGCATTGGGGGGCGGTATGCTCACCTGGTCGAGCTGGGCACCAAGGCTGGCACAAGAGTAAGCAGGAAGAAAGAGTTCAGAATTTTTGGACAAGGAAATGAGGTGGAGGTCAGTCGCATTGATCACCCAGGCTCAAGACCTCAGCCTTTCATCCGCACAGCGTTTGACAACAAATACCAGAAGGCCAACAAGAAGATCCAGGACAAGCTCCTCAAAGAGTTTGATGCAATCCTCGCAAACGAATTGAAATGATTGGAGACATCATCACAAGACTGCTGGCTGACAGCGACATCACAGATGTGGTGGGGCAAAGCATCTCACCTGTCCACGTGGGTCAGGATGAGAATCTTCCAGCCATCATGGTCACCATCACGGACATGGAGACCAATCCCACCAAGACAGGGGTGAGCACAGATGACATCCTGGAGCTTGATTTGACTGTCTACAGCAAGAGCGCGAAGCAGGGCTTTGAGGTGGCTGAGCTTATCCGCACAAGCCTGGACAACTTCACAGGAAACATGGGGGATAGCAATGTCCAGAGCCTCCGCTTTGAGAGCCTCAACTTGAATCACTTTGCTGGAGATGATGTCTTCATCTGCGGCTCAGAATACAGAGCGCACATCAGGCGCTAAATGTTGCCAGGGGTTACCAACCCAGAGGAGTGACGGGGTGAAGTTCGCAGCATGAAGCTCGAAATTCTAAAGGACAACAAAGCCACCCAGGCAAGGGTGGGCACGGTCATGACAGTGCCTCAAAAGACAGGGAAGGAATGGGTGAAGAAGGGCTTTGCCCTCGACATCAGCAACCCTGATCCAGACCCTAATCCAGATCAGCTGGACATGGTGGAAGAGATAGAAATCATCCTGGAGGAGGAGGGCTCAGAACTTGATCAAGAACCAACCCAAAAAGACTAAACATGGCAACGACAGGAAAAGTCAAAGGCAACCTGCTTGGCCTCTACATCAGCACCGATGGAGGCACCAACTATACCCTGGTCGGCTCTGCCACCAATGCAACCCTCTCCATCTCCAATGACACATTGGATGTGACCACCAAGGGCAGCACAGGCAAGAAAGAGCTGATCTACAATGTCCAAAGCGCATCCATCTCCGCTGAAGGCTTCGTCAAATATGATGACACGATTGGCAGCCAGCAGCTGCGCTCAGTCGCTCTTGGAGCCGCTGACAATGCCAACTACCTGGCCCGCTTCACCTCTGCGGTGTCAGGTGACAAAGAAGTGCGCTTCGCAGCCATGATCACCTCTTTTGAGGAGAGTGCTGCGGTCAATGAAATGGCCACATACAGCATCACATTGGAAAGCACAGGAGCCATCACAGAGGCAAACGTCTCCTAAACCAAAACCAATCTGCAGGCCTGGCATTTTCCATCAAGGAAGTGCTGGGCCTTGCTTCATTTAACCAACACACATGAACACACTGAGAGGCCAATTGGAAGTGAAAGCTGGAGAGCATACCCTGCCAGCCCTTCTGAACATGAATGCAATGCGCATCCTGTGCCAGGATCATGACATGGATCTGGCTGAGCTGGATGACCTCGCTACAAGCAACGCCCTGGAGTTTGTTCCAGCTGTCTTGTGGGCAGGAGTCAAGAATGCAGCAGCATATCATGGCAACACCGTTCCTGAGGGATTGCACTTTGAGCGCTTTGCTGCTCTGCTCCTGGCAGATGCTGATGCCATCACTCACTATGCAACGGCAATCAGTGAGAGCATGGGCTTTGGTAATGAATCGCAAGACGGGGGAAAGTAGAAGAGGGAGCAGGCATCAAAACCTGGGCCCAGCTCTACACCCTGGGGCTTTCCCTGGGACTGCTTCCTAATCAATTCTGGGGGATGACCCTTGGCGAGTTCACAGCCTGGAGCAAGCACAGCAAGCACCAGCAGGAGCGAGCCTGGGAGCGCACCTCATCTCTGATGGCTTTGACCGCCAATGTCAACAGAAACAAGAAGACAAGACCCTACAAGCCCGCAGACTTTAATCCATACGCCAAGGCTCACCAAGAGCTCCCATCAACTGAACAAATTGAATACCTGAAGACATGGCCCGCCAATCCCTCCTGAGTGTCCTTCTTGATCTCAATGCCGATGGCTTTGAGCAAGGCCTTCAAAAGGCCCAGCGCAGCATGCGTGGGACGGCCAACAAGCTCAAGAGGAGTGGTGCCAACCTGACCCGCAATGTGACTGCACCACTGGCCTTGATTGGAGGGGCCAGCTTCAAGGCTGCAGCAGATTTCGAGGCAGGAATGTCCAAGGTGAAAGCTGTCTCTGGAGCCACTGCATCAGAGTTCAAAAACCTTCAGACCAATGCTCTTGAGCTGGGCAGATCCACCCGCTTCAGTGCCAGAGAGGTGAGTGCCCTGCAGCTGGAATTCAGCAAGCTGGGCTTCACAGCTGATGAGATCACCAAGGTGACAGGGGCCACACTGAATCTGGCTCAAGCCACAGGATCAGATCTGGCACAATCAGCTGAGGTGGCAGGCGCAACGCTGCGAGCCTTTGGCCTTGATGCTTCTGAGACCCAGCGCGTGACAGATGTCATGGCTGCCAGCTTCAGCAGCTCAGCCCTCGACATGGGCAGCTTCCAGGATTCCATGAAGTTCGTGGCTCCAGTGGCCAAGGCTGCAGGCCTGAGCATTGAGTCCACCACAGCCATGCTCGCCCAGCTCGCCAATAACGGGATCAAGGGGTCGGCCGCAGGAACTTCTCTCAGACGCATCCTCTCCACCGTGGGAGCCACAGGAGGTGATGTCAAGCAGAAGCTGGCTGGCCTGAGCAAGGAGGTGATCACCTTGGGTGATGCCAAGGATGAGGTGGGCAGAACAGCTCAATCCGCTTTCTTGGTCCTCAAGGAGGGCCTGGATGATGTGGACAATCTCACCAAAGCCTTCCAAGAGGCTGAAGGTGCAGCTGGTGACATGGCATCCGTCATGGATGACAATGCTGATGGAGCGCTCAAGCGCATGCAGTCAGCTGTGGAAGGTGCACAGATCACCATTGGAACAGCCCTGGCTCCAGCCATCTTGGACATAGTCAAGGGCATTGAAAATCTGGCAGGGAAATTCAGCAACCTCAGTGAAGGCACCCAGGGCTTCATTGTGAAGACAGGCCTTGCAGTGGCTGCCATTGGCCCCTTCAAGAGCACCCTGGGAACCTTGATGATTCAAATGGCCAAGAGTGAGACAGCCACCAAGCTGCTTGCTGCCACCACAAAGATCCTCAACACCACCATGAGGGCCAACCCTTTTGCCATTGTGGCCACAGGTATTGGGCTGCTCATTGGTGGCCTCATCCTGCTCAATAGTGAGACGGAGGAGGCAGCTGGGGTGACGGACAAGCTGGTGGAAGCAACAAAGGACCTCAGCCTCGAGGAGCAGAAGCGCAAAGTGGCGGAGGCCATTGAAAATCAGCAGAAGCTGGTGGACCTACTTAAAGGTGAGAAGGATGCCAAGCAGGAGCTGGTTGATGCTGGCTTTGGAGGCAAGGCCCGCAAGGAGCTCAATGACAGCACAGCGGCTCTTGAGGCAGCCAATGCAGAGCTGACCAAGATGGAGGAGTTGCTGGGCAAAGTCACAACTGCAGCAAATTTAGTAAGCCCTCCAGAAGTGGGAGGAGATCAAGAAGACGTGGATCCTGTAGTGGTACCTGTTAAGCTGGCTGTGCCTGACTTGATGGAGCTCAGGACAATTCCTGCATTGGTCGGACCTCCAATCCAGCAAGCACTGCAGGGCGTGTCATCATCTGTGTCAGACATGGTGGAGGACATTGTCACTGACTTTGATCGACTACAGGACAGCATTGGAGAGAGCGTCAACAACGCAGCCACAGCTGCAGTGGAAGGCTTTGCTCGCATGCTTGGCGCTGGTGTGGTCACAGGGCAGGGGATGAAAGGGGTTGGCAACATGCTCCTGGGAACCTTTGCAGATCTGGCAATCAACCTGGGTGGATTATCCATCGGGTATGGCATCGCCATTGAAGCCATCAAGGAAGCCCTCAAAAGCTTAGACGGTCCCATTGCCATTGCTGCAGGTATTGGCTTGATTGCTTTGGGTGCGGGACTCAATGCAGCCATTGCCAAGAGCGCTGACAATGCAGGGGTGCCAGCCTTTCGAGAGGGCGGCATGACCCTTGGCCCTCAGCTCGCACTGATTGGTGACAACCCATCAGGGAAGGAGGCTGTGATTCCATTCGAAAAGATGGGCCGCTTCCTCAATATGGCAGGAGTTCAGTCAGCGCCACAGGAAGTCATTGTCACAGGCAGGATCAGTGGACGGGACATCCTCCTGACCAATGAAAGAAACACAATCCAGAAAACACGTCAAAGAGGATTCTGATGGCAGCAGCACGGTACAGATCTGAATGGACAGATGACAATGGTGATGATTGGCGCATTGACATCATTGATCAGGGGTACTCTGGATCAATTCAGCAGAACTACATCCTGCAGGCTGATGGCTGCAATCTGAACTGGGCAGGCCAGACCAAGACCAAATTCTCACCCATCTTGACAAGTGAGCTGACCATTGGCTTGATCATTCGAGATGCGGGGGAGCAGGCCCTGCTCACACTGCTTGCATCCCACCCAGAGGGTGAATTCTTGGTGGGGCTGTACAAGGAGAGCAGCGGCACCTACAACCTTTGGTGGAGTGGGGTGATCATGACTGATCAAATCCAATTCACCGAGAGCGCATACCCACGACAAGTGGAGCTGACAGCCACAGATGACTTGGGCAACCTCACAGGGCTGGCCTATGACAACAATGGCACAGCCTACAGTGGAGCACAGAGCACAGTGATTGGCAACATGCGGCTGGCCCTTCAGAAGACAAGGCAGGCTTCATTTTTCTATGGCAATGATGATCCCTTCATCTACTATGCCAATGACTTCACACCGAACAATGAGGATGCCTCTGTCATCAATCACCTGGACAGCGCCAAGATTCCTTGGAGCACCTTCCAGATCCCACAGCAGACAGGGCTGATCAAGACAGTGAGCACATATCAGGTGCTGGAAAGCATCTGCATCAGCTACAATGCCAGGCTCTTCCAATATCAGGGGACATGGTTCATGCTGCCACTGGGTGGCTACCTGGATGAAGACAATGGCTGGGGCTACAAGATAATGGACTACGATGGAGGCAGCGGTGGAGCTATCTCTGGTGTGGCCAAGAGCAGGGTGCTGGAGACTGACTACAAGGCTTTGGCTGACATGACCATTGCCTACTTCCAGCCCTTCAGACAAACCATCCGCAGGCAGCTCTACTATGGAGCAGCACCATTGATGTGGGATGCGGTGTACCCACTGCGCACCTCGCCAACAGTAGTGGATCAGGATCTGGACTATGCTCAGAATTTCCAGCTGCGCATCACATCTGCTGCCCGCACAGTAAAGCTGCCCCAGGGCAATGCTTCTGGAGGTGACAGGGTTGGGCGCTTCCTCTTCAAAATCACAGTCAAGGTTGGGGATCTATATGCGCACAGGGCAGCCACCTTCAGCAATCAGGGAGCTTTCTTCACTGATTGGAATTCAGGCTTTCAATACAGCTACGAGACACCCACCTTTGATGACTTCACATGGAGCACCAATGTGGGGCAGATCTGGGTGGTGTCAGACACCTTCAATGTCTTCAATGGGACAGGCCAGAATTTCCTCACCCACATTGATGTCAGCACTGCAGGCTTGACAGCAGACAAGGAAGAGGCAGAGATGAGCTGTCAGGTGCATTTCTTGGATCGCAATGGCAACCTGACCCTGCTGGACAACAGCAATGCCACAGGCCTTGGCTACACCTTCCTGAACCTGCACAGTTTTGCTGCTCGCAATTCAGGAGAGGATGGGCTGCTGAGTGATGGGGTACAATGGAGCTCAGAGGGCAATGCCAGCAACAGGGGAGATCTCAACACAGGAGAAGTCATCTTTGGTGATCTGGTGAGTGATGGGGCCAGAGGTGTGATCCAGGTGCAGACAGGAGCCACCAGCTATGCAGCCTCTTCAGGTTGGAGAAACAACCAACACACCACAGGCACCTTGGGCATCCACCAGCTGGGCACCCAAGAGCTGCAGAAGATCCATGACAATGTGGGCACAGGTATGTCAGGATCTGTGGTGGGGCAGATGCCATCACCCACAGAGCTGATCCAAACCAGCGAAGGAGACAAGCACCTTGTCATTGGCTTGCAGGCCAACTTGACAAAGGGCATCACAGAGATTGAGTGCACCCGCTTGATCAGAGGAGGCACAATCATTGTGGGCACAGGAGATGACTTCACAGTGGCTGTGGATGATGGGGGCTGGGGCACAGATGTGGATGACAATGGTGGCACAGAGCCACCCATTGGCTTTGAGGCTGAGCAGGTTCTTTCTGTGAATGGAGGCAAGGGCACAGTGGTGCTCACTCCAGACAGTCTTGATGATGCATCCACCACTCACAAATTCACCAATGCTGATGGGCTGAACAAGCTTGGGGCATTGACCATGAATGCAGGCGGGACAGCCATCACTGTGGTGGCTCTTGAAGGCACACCGATCAGAGCAGACAAGGTGCAGACCAGCACCTCGCAAACCTTTGCAACACAGCAGCAACTGCTGGACATAGCAAGCAACGGCCTGACGCTTACCAGCCACACGGCCAGCCTTTCGGACATAGAAGACAAGACCGATCTCATCTCAATCACCCAGCAGCAGAACCTGGACACCACCAAGACAAAGGTTGGGCACATCACAGCTGATGCCGATGGGATCAGTGCCTTCACAATTAAGGCATCCAGCAAGCCAATCAATGCGGACCAGGTAAGTGTGACAAGCACCACCAACAAATTTGTGAGCCAGGCCCAGCTGAACAAAGTCAATTTCTTGACAGTCACGGGCACCACAGATCTGGATGCGGTGAAGGATGTCACCGATGCAGTCACGGTCAATGGGGCTGGAAGCGTGACGGCCATAGCTGTCACAGGAACAGTCATTGACGCGGACAATGTTTCAACCAATGGCACCAACAAATTCACCACAGCGGGCAACCTGACCAAAGTGGGCAATATCTCAGTGACCCAAGCTGTGGACCTGGACACTATGGAAAGCAGTATCTCCACACTGCAGTCTGAAATGACAGATGTGGAAGCTGCCTTGGATGAAGGCAACAATGGTGCAAGCAACCGAACGGGGCAGACGGGGGTGGAGGTGACCACATTCAATGCTTCAGGTGTTCTTGCATCCATCGCTGATGGGTCTGCAGGTCAATTCCTGAAAACCAATGGCAGCGGAATTCTTTCATGGGCAGCAGCAGGAAGCGGAGGAGGAGGATGGCATGGCAACACCACACTGATGCGGGTCATGCCCACTGAATTCATTGGCAATGACATAGGCAGAACAACTGTCAAGGTGCGCATTGAAGATGACACCTCTGGCAAGCTTGGTGCTGCAATCGACCAAGGCACTGGTGCCATGTTCGCCATCAACGAAATCCCTGTTGGCTACAAGGCCACCCATGTGAGGGTCAGTGCCAGCAGCACTGTCAGCAATGGAGTGGAGGTGATCGAATATGACACCGCTGATGGAGACATCACAGCCAACACCACAGGCAACACCAACACCGTCCTGGACATCACCGACATCAGCACCAGCGTCACCAATGCAATCTGCATCAAGGTCACCCCAGGATCAGGTACAGTCTTGATCTATGGAGCTGACATCACAATCGCGACAATCTAAACCCACCAACAATGGACACAACAATGACAACCCTGGCAGATGGATCTGCCTTCAGCCTGGCCTCCTTCTTCTCAGAGAACTGGGGAGAGCTGGTGCTGATTGCTTTGGCTGCTCTCAAAGCTGCCCTGAACCTGCTGCCAAGTGACAAGCCTGTGCAGGTATTCGGCTACCTGGACAGCCTGGTGAATTTCTTGATCTCTGACAAAATCAGCAAAAAAGATGAATGATGAATTGGGAAATGATGGCTGCCCTTATTCCGTCTGCACTTGTGGTCCTGGCCAGTCATGTGAAGCTCCAGAGCGAACTGACACGGATCAAGACACGACTGGAGTACCTGGAGCAGGAGCGCAGTGAGATGAAGACCATGCTGCAAGATCTCTGCCAGATGGTGACTGAGATCAAGCTGATCCTGGCAAAGAACCAGATGTGATGAAGATCATTCACTTCTTGATGGCTGCTGCAATGACAGTGGCCTTGGACTGTGCTGCTCAGTGTGATTTGGAGATCTTTGGCTTCAGCCCGCTGACAACCAACATCACCCTGGTGGTGAATGATGGGCATTGTGGGACCGAGGCTGACAGCGTTGGAGAGTTCCTGCTGGGGATCACCTTTGATCCACCACTGCTGTCCAATCCTTGGCCGTGCATGTACGATGATGGGTGGGCATCTCTGATCTTCCCATTGGACTTCCCTGCCTTCAACATTGGAGAAGGGGATGATGACATCCTGCAGAGTGGAGACACTATCACCTTTGCACTCAATCAGGTGCCTTTCTTTGGCAGCGGATCAGCTCAGTGCTGGCTGGAAGCAATGGCTGATGGGGTGTACTATGAAGAGCACTGTGTGGTGCTGGCCATCATTCAGATCAATGACAGTGAGAGCTTGACAGGATCAGCAGGGGTGGGAGGCTTTGCATATCCAGATGAGAACCTTTGGAATAATTACCTGGAATTCACATCTGTGGCACCCTGGGATCAGCAGGGGGTTGACTGTGATGCAGCTCCACCTCCATTGGGAGAGGTCCCACCAGAGCCAGAGCTTGATCCATGCAATGATGATATCATCTATGTGCCCAATGCCTTCACCCCAAACAATGACGGCAAGAATGATGTCTTCCAGCCTGTGCTGACAGGAGACTGCTGGCTTTGGTACAGGTTCCAAGTCTTCAATCGCTGGGGCAAGAAGGTCTTTGAGAGTGACTACCCAGGGGATGCCTGGAGAGGGGAGGTCAATACCAAATGGGGAAGAGGTGAATCCTACTGCGCAGATGGCGTGTACATGTGGATGATCACAGGCCAGAAGTATGGCAATGTGTGGACAGATCTGCATGGCCAAGTGACCCTGCTCAGATGAAGAAGCTCAAGCTTGTCCGATTCAATCACATGGATGACCAGACCCATGGCTTGCTCTTCTGGGAGCATCCCAATCAGGAGATGGCATTCATGTGCTTCACCCTGGAGGATGAATTCAGGAAGGAGAAGATCATGCATCACACCCGCATCCCAGAGGGCATCTTCAAGCTGCAGCTGAGGAAGCATGGAGGCCATCACAGGAGCTACTTGGACAAGTATGGGAAGGAGTGGCACAAGGGCATGATTCAAATCATGGATGTGCCTGGCTTCACTGACATCCTGATCCACTGTGGCAATGGCCATGAGCACACCTCTGGCTGCATCCTGGTGGGTGACAGCCTGAGCCCTCGCTTCTTGGGGTCATCCAGGGATGCCTATGCGAAGGTGTACCCAGCGGTGGCCAAAGAGCTGAGCAAAGGTGAAGAGGTGGTGCTGGAAATTGTTTGCATGTGATGGGCAGGATCAGAGGCAAGAAGACTCAAGGAGGGAGGCACGGTCCAGACTCCGAGTTCACCATCCAGAAGAGCATCTGTGAGCTGCTGGATTGGAAGGCACCCTGGCTGCTCTACTGTGC